ATGCCGCAGTCTACCAAAAAGAACCCCAAAAACAAACCCGCCAAGCCCCGCTCTGACTTCCCTCTCTTCCCTCATGCCCGCGGCTACTGGGCAAAGAAAATCCGGGGCAAACTCCATTACTTCGGGAAGATCGCCGACGATCCGGACGGCCAAACCGCTGAAGCCAGGTGGCTTCAAGACAAAACCGAACTGCTCGCCGGCCGCACACCTCGCGTACACCCGGAGGGCTTGACCGTCCGCGAACTAATTGACCGATTTATGGTGGGCAAACGCGACAGGCTCACTAACCAGGAAATCACCGCGAAGCACTTCGCCGAGTTGCACGCAACATGCCGGCGCATTGCCGACGCCTTCGGTCTTGACCGCTTGTGCATCGACCTCGCCGCAGATGACTTCCAGCAACTTCGAAAGGCAGTCGCGAAGGTCTGGGGGCCAATCCGCCTTGGAAACGAAGTTCAGCGAGTCCGCCAGGTGTTCAAGTTCGGCTTTGAGAACGGGCTGCTTGACAAACCTGTCCGCTTTGGTAGCGAGTTCAAGAAACCAACCCGTAAAACCATGCGGCTCAACCGCGCGAGAAACGGCAAGCGCCTCTTCACCGCCGCCGAATTGCAAACGATCATTGGTGCCGCCACGCAACCGATGAAGGCCATGATCTTGCTCGGCATCAATTGCGGGTTCGGCCCCAGTGACGTGGCGAACCTGCCCACCGGCGCCGTCGATCTTACTGCAGGATGGATTGACTACCCGCGGCCGAAAACCGGCATCGACCGCCGCATACCACTTTGGCCCGAAACGGTCACCGCCATCAAAGCCTCGATCGACAAGCGCCCCGCTGCCAAAGCAGCCGACGCGGCCCGCCTGCTCTTCATCACGAAGCACGGCCACAAATGGGCAAAGGAAGGCGTGAGCGAGCCAGACAAAGAAACCGGCAAAATCACGGTCACCAACAACGTTCCCGTGGTCCAGGAGTGCATCAAACTCCTGAAGCGGCTAAAACTACACCGCCGCGGGATCGGCTTCTACACGCTATGCCACACGTTTGAGACCGAGGCCGGTGGGTCCAAAGACCAGGTTGCCGTCAACGCCATCATGGGGCACGTAGACGAGACCATGGCCGCCAACTATCGGGAGCGGATCGACGACGCCCGCCTGCAGGCCGTGGTCGATCACGTGCATCGCTGGCTCCGGCCGCCTAAACCAGAGTCGGACACGCCAGCCTAGCACGCTGGCCAGCGATTCACCGACGCCGCGAAATGGCTCCCAAACGGGGGCCATTTTCTTTTGGCCCTCCAAATGACCGTTTTCGAATCGTACGCGTACTAAATTGCGGCGAAGCCAGCCACGCAATGAATCGACCTCCGGACAGTCAGCGCCACGATGACCCCAGTCTATCGCATCAAAGACGTTGCCGCCCGCCTAATGGTCGACCCCGGCCGCGTGCTTGGGTGGATCAAGGCCGGCAAACTGCTCGCGATCGACGTAAGCGAGGGCAGCGGCGAACGCCACCGCTGGAGGATCACACCGGAAGACCTGGCCGCGTTTGAGGCCAGCAGGAAAAACCAGCCGCCGGCCAAAGTGAGACGGCGATGCGCAAAATCAGGATGGAATTACCAATACTTTTGATCCAGAAAGGACGCGGCACGGTTGTCCAACCAGAAAGCTGGCGGCAACGGAACGGAGAACCCGATGAGAAGTCCCGCTGCCACTGAAGCGCCCGCCGGCATGTCTCGAACTCGGCCGACGCTCCAGTGGACAGGGGACGACTGCATATAGTATACATAAGTTCACACCGTCGGCAAGCCGTTCGGCCATACAAAATGTTGTGTGGAGTACGAAACCGCTCTACCACAGGTTGAAAGGCGCGCCCCACCGCGGTGAAGTGCGTTCCGGAAATTCAGAATTTCGCGGCTCCGCCGCGATAAGGCTAGTGAACGAGCTTTGTCCAAAGACCGTAGCCGCCCGTACATAAGGGTATGGCCGCTGACTTGGGACCAACACCCGCGCAAGAAATCTACGCCCGCCGCCAGGGCCGCCGCGGCCTGCTGGACTTCACGACGTACACCAAGCCCGACTACAAGACCAACTGGCATCACGCCGCTCTCGCCGCGCGGCTCGATCTCGTCGCCGCCGGCCGCTGCCGGCGGCTGATGGTCTTCATGCCCCCGCAGCACGGCAAAAGCGAGCTGGTTTCCCGCCGCTTTCCCGCCTACATGCTCGGCAAGAAGCCGGAAATGCGGCTCATCCAGGCCAGCCATACTTACGACCTGGCCTGCGCCATGAACCGCGACGTGCAGCGGATCATGACCGACGACCCGTATCGTCGACTCTTCCCCAACAGTACCTTGAGCGAGCGATTCAACCGCGACAAGATCGCGGCCCGCCGCACGATGGATCTCTTCGAGCTGCCCGGCCATCGCGGCAGCCTCCGTTCCGCTGGCGTTGCCAACTCCATCGCCGGCAACCCGGCCGACGGCGCCATCATCGACGACCCATTTGGGAAACGCGAGGACGCCGACAGCCCGACCATGCGCCAGAAGGTATGGGACTGGTACACCAACGACCTCTTTACGCGCCTATCGGCCGAGGCCTGGATTGTCCTGACCCATACCCGCTGGCACCGCGACGACCTGGCCGGCCGCTTGCTCCGCAAAATGGCCGACCGCGCGGCCGACCAATGGCACATCCTCAGCCTGCCGGCCGTGAAAGAAGAAGGCCCCGGCGATGCCTGCGACCAGCGCCAGCCGGGCGAGACCCTTTGGCCGCAATTCAAATCGACCGAAGACCTGGCCATCATCCGCCAGCAGGACGCAAAGGCCTACGCGGCTTTGTATCAGCAGAACCCGAGTGACGCCTCAAACGCCGAATGGCCGCCGGAACTTTTTGGCGAAAGCATTTGGTGCCAGCCCGAACACTGGCCCAAACACTTTGACTTGCGGGTCTTGTGCCTCGATCCCAGCAAGGGCAAGACCGACAAGACGGGCGATTACTGCGCCATTGTCTTTCTCGGTGTAAAAGGCGACCTGCTGTACATCGACGCCAAGCTCGAGCGCATCCCTATGGACCAGATTGTGCGGGTCACGCTGGCCATGGCTGCGCAGCACAAGCCGCAGATGATCGGCATCGAATCTGTCGCCTTCCAGGAAATGCTGGTCCACGAATTCCGCCGCCAGAGCGGCGCGGCATTCGGCCTGACCTGGCCGATCTACGCCATGCAAACCGGGGCAGTGCCCAAGGTGCAGCGGATTCGACGGCTGAGCCAGTACGTGATCAACCGGCAACTCCGCTTCCGGGCCGACTCCCCTGGCTGCCGCCTGCTTGTGGAACAGATGATTGACTTTCCCCTGGGCGATCACGACGACGGCCCCGACTGCCTGGAAATGTGCGTCCGCCTGCCGTTCGAGGCCATGAAATGACCGTCGCCGTGCACGAAGCCGAAACGACCGCCAACGCCGCCGCAGGTCAGCAGCAATCCGCGCCGCCGTTGCCGCCGGATGCGCCGGCCGAACGGATGACCCTAAAACAGCTTACGCGCCGCCTCCGCCTGGCCGAAAGCGCCTGCGACATGTTTGACCAACTGGTCGATATGTCCGACATCGCCAATTTCGGCGACCCCGGCGAGAATAACCGGCTCGTGGGGGGCGAACTCACGGACTTGCCAACCGCCTATAGCCGATCGCTGATCTACCCGGGCGCCACGGCATGGGCCTACATCAACGAAATCGAGCTTCGCCAGATCCGCGCGCGGACCCGCGTCTTCGGCCAGACCAACCCCTACGCCATCGGCGCCGGCCGGAACCGCATCGCCTACACGGTGGGCAATGGCCACACCTACAAAGTCACGCCGCGCGATCCGAGCGTCGGGGGCGACACGGTCGAAGCCGCCCTGACCGTGATTGAAAACTTCCGCAAGCGGAACAAGTGGAACAAGCGGCAAAAAGAAACGGTACGGCGACTCGACCGCGACGGCGAGCGATTCTTGCGGCTCTTTATCGACGACAAGAAAGGCGAGCTCAACGTCCGCTTCGTGGAGCCGCTGGAAATCCAGAACGATCCCAAAGCCACCAGCCACAGCGGCGCTTACTTCGGCATTCAGTTCGCCCAGGTAGTCGCCGACGAGCCCGGGACCACCGCGGCGGTGTGGGACATCGAAACGCCCACGCACTACTACCTCGTCAACATCGGCACTCTAGGCGAAGTGATCAGCCTCCGCGAAAAAGTGCCGGCCGATCAGATGCAGCACCTCAAGGCCAATGTCGATATGACCTGGCCCCGCGGCCTGCCGACCTTTTGGGCCTTGATGCCCAACATGAACAACGCCATCCAGACGCTGAAGGCCACCGGCAAAATCGTCGAATTTCGCGCCCGCATCGGCATGATCCGCCGGCATATCAACGCCGCCAAGGAGAGCGTCACGCGGTTTGTCGAGCAGCAGAAGAACGCCAAGGACCGGCCCACGCCCACCGCCAGTAAGTACCCTTACGCGGCGATCATCGACACCAGCGACGCCACGGAATACCAGTTCCCCGCCGGCACCGTGCCCGTGGACGGCAACGTCGCTGCCATCCAGGCCGAGCTCCGCACCTGCGCGGCCGCCCTGGCCATGCCCGAGTACATGCTTTCCGGCGATGCCTCCAACGCCAACTTTTCCAGCACGATGGTTGCCGAAGGCCCGGCCGTGAAGACTTTTGAGGAAATGCAAGGCGAACTGATCGAAGCCGACGTCGAAATCATGGAGCGGCAATTGGCGATCGCCGCCAAGGCTGGCCTGATCACCAATTCCTCGGGCGACCCGGAGGCCCCGGATTACGTCCTCAATCTCGTCAAGGTCGAGGCCGAGCCGCCGATCATCAAGCACGAAGACGCCCTCATGGAAGCGCAGGCCGACCAGATTCTCAATCAGGCCGGCGTACTCAGCAAATCGACATTTGCCGCCCGCCACGGCCTGGAGTGGGCCGACGAAAAGCCGCTCATCGAAGCCGACCAGGCCGAAGACTTGAAGCGGCAAGCGGCGCAGCAGGCCCTTATGCCGCAGCCCGTCGCAGCGGCCCCTGCCACCGAGGAAAACGTCACCGAGGAAAACGTCACCGAGCAAATTACCACCGAGGACTACATCGAACCGACCGCCAGGGGCTGGCTGGTTTGCCGCCGCAACACGGCCGGCCGATTGCTCTACAGTTGCCACCGCGCGACACTCCCCGCGGCGATGCAGGCCTTGCAGGAGTACGACGAGAACCAGCCACGGCACGCCGCCGGCACGGCAGAGGGCGGCCGGTTCAAAAGACTAGATGACAACGACCCCGACGACACAGACACGCCCTCCGAGAACGACGCCTACCGCGTAGCCGCCCGCGCTATCGCCGCCGGCCAGGCATTGACGGCCAATAGCACGTCGGCGGAAATCACCATTGCCGCCCAGGAACACCAGGCGGCAGCCCGCGGATGGAGACTGGCGGGAAACGAAACCGAAGCCGCCAAGCACGACGCCGCCGCCGATGCCCTGCAAAGCCAGGCCGACCCGGTCTACGCGACCTATTCAGCCATCACACACGGCATGAAAGCGGCCGCCAACACCGCCAGCGACCTCATCACGAGCGGCCGCCAGGTGATCGACTCCATCCTCAACCTCTGGCAAGCCGACGAACACCCGCTCATCGTCCGCGCCCTGGACATAGGCCACGGCGGGGCCGTGATGATTCACTTGCCCAACGGCAAGACGATGCTCTTTGACGCCGGCAAAATGGGCGCGCCCTACACGGCATCGGCCACCATCCGCGAGTACCTCGACTGGTATGACCCGCTCGGCTCGCCCAAGAGCAAGGGCATACTCAGCCCCGACATGAGCGTCCGAATCCATGTCGCCGGCGACGGCACGGTCACAAAGACCTCCGGCCATTTCATCAACTACGTGGTCCTCTCGCACCCCGATACCGACCACTACAACGCCCTGCCGGACCTCGTCGCCCCGCAGCCGGCCATGAATCCACGCTGGGGAATCAGCCTACCGCACAACGCGGCCAGCATGATCGCCTTCAAAGGTGAACCACCTATAAGCCCGTCAGAGCTTGAACCCCTGGCCGAATTCGAACAGTTCACCGGCGAGACCATCACGCCCGAAGAGTACGCCGCGGCCGACGCCGAGGCGCCGCAACGCTACGCCCCGTACGAAAAGCTATCCGACGCCGAATACGCCGCGCAAAACCCCGAAGGAGTCTACGCCAGCGTCGAAAAAGCAGCCGAGCAGAGGGCGGGCCAGGCAGAGCCAGAACCGGCCCCGTCAAAAGCCGCCCGCATCAACGAAATCCGCCGCGAACTGAACCGCATCAAAGAGCGCCGCGACCACACCCCGCCGGCCCTCAGCGTCGGCGCCGTTTATGTCCCGCCGCAGATGTTCAAGCCCCGCGGCATGAATGAGCAGACCCGCTATCTCTACCGCACCCTTAGCGAGACCAAGACCCCGATCCGCGTCATCAGCGACGGCGACACCTTTGACGGCGGCCACGGCTGCACGGTAAAAGTCCTCAACCCGGCAAAGAACCCTCGCAATGCCGCGAGCAACGCCCGCGCCATCGCGCTGGAAGTAAATTACCAAGGCCGGTCGATGCTCCTGACCAGTGACCTGGTTGCCCCGGGCACGGATGACGTGCTCGCCAGGCGGCCGAAGCACTACGACCTGATCACGGCCCCGCACCACGGCAGCGTCGATCCCATCGCCAGGGCCGACGCCCTCGCCAGGTGGGCCACTCCCAGCAGCACCATCGTGCAGGCCGATCATCGCTGGAATACGGATAAGACCGAAGCCGAATACGCCAAGTACGGCATCGTCTACCACACGCAGGATGTGGGCAACGTCAAGGCCACGATCACGCACGGCCACACCACCGTGGAAAGCTACCTGCCGCTCCTTGACGCGCACCAACTCAAGGGCAAGGCTCAGACGTCTGACCAGCCCGCGATTGTCCACCGCTACACGGAAGACGATTACGAGCCCCGCGACTACCACGGCCGCTGGACGAAGGACTCCCGGCCGGCGCCCTACGACTACGAAGGCGAAGTCGAGCAGGACGAAGACCGCGCCCGACACGCCCTGTTCCCAGCGACACGCAGCCCCCGCGCCAACCCGATGTCACCTGCCGAAACGAATCCACGCAAGCCCGACCCGAAGAACCCGTGGCCGATGCCGCCGTGGGACGACAGCATGGCCAAGCTAGGTCGCCTGAAAGATCCGGAGAAGATCAAAGCCAAGATCGCCCAGGACCGGGCCAAGTACGAAGCGGAAGTCGCCGAGGAAGCTAACCGGCATGGGGTCGTACACGACACGATAAAACCGCTGTACGAATTCAAGCACACGATAGCACGCGAGCTAAACGACCTCACAGGCATCAGCAGCGAGACACCGCTCGATATTCCCGGCGCGTTCCGGCCCGACCCGACGCCCACGGCCCCGATCGAAGTCAGCGAAAACGACGCGAAGAACAACGCCGTCAACGAACCTGGCCGGCCGTTGACCAACGCCGACACCCACGACGACCTCAACGACCCCGATGCCGACGCGCCGCCGGAGAAGCCGGCCTACACCGCTGCCCGCCGGGCACTCAACGACGCCATCGACGCCGCCCAGGCCGCCGAGGCGACTTTTGACAACTACAGCCCGACAATCGACACGATCGCCGCCGCCAAGAAGGCAGCCGCCGCCTACCGGGCGGCAGCCGCCGCTTTTCGCGCATCCGCACGAGACCAACCCGCACACGCCCACACCGCCGCAATCGCCGAACGGACCGCCATGGATTACGATGCCATGGCCGCCAGCAGCCGGACCTGGATTATCAACAACCATTGGCGCGGCAGCGGCGGCGCCTTTGGGGCAGAGGGCAAGACCGAAACAAACCCGCTGGCCGGCGAAGGCCACTCACACTAGAAAGCACGGCTCACGAATGGCAAAACAGCGAGGCATTGAAGAGAATCAACTCATCCGCCTGGCCCACGAGCGCCTTGACCAGGTCATCCGCGAAATGGAAGCCAACAGCGATTCCGGCCAGGCCGGCGTGGAACTCAACTTCCACCGCGGGGTGGTCACATCGATCCACCGCACGCTGAGCGGATACGACAAACCCGCCGGCGGCAGATAATCTTAGTTGCGTTTGACCATTTCCGCCGCCGCCGCGTATTACCAATAGACACACGGCCACTAATCGCCCACGGCGAAGCCGACTTGCCCCCGAAGCAAGCCGGCTTTTTTGTTTTATGACCTCAACCGCCCAACTCGAATCGATCCAGGAATACGCCGACAATGCCGGCGCGAGACTTCGCGTCGACCGCACCGCCGGCATCATCCCGAGCGTAAAACTCCTCGGCCGAATCTCCAAAAAAGGCCGCGAGTATCCGGCCGCCGTCATGGCCAAGGCCCTCCCGCTCTACGAAGGCATGCGGGTCAACATCGACCACGTCGATCCCAACCAGCGCCGCAGCCTCCGCGACCGCATCGGGCTGGTCAAAAACGTGACGCTCAAGGAAGACGGCCTTTACGGCGACTTCCATTACAACCCCAAGCACGCGCTGGCCGAGCAGATCGCGTGGGACGCCGAGAACGCCCCGCAGAACTTGGGATTCTCCCATGACACCCGCGGCGGCAGCCGCAACATCGGCGGCAAGGTGGTCGTGGAGTCGATCGACAAAGTGCTTAGCGTCGATCTCGTCGCGAATCCGGCCACGACCAGCAGCCTCTTTGAAAGCGAAGACACCATGCCGGACCCCGTACTGCAAGAAATGTGGTCCCCCGAATCACGGCAAGCCGCAGCCAGAGCCCGAGCCGCCAAGCACGGCGCGGCCGCCCATGCGGCCACTGCGAAATGCGTCGAACTCGATACCCCGATCGACAAGGCCGGCGGCTGCAAAGGTAGCTGGGACGAACGCGCGGCCGCCCATAAAAAGGCCGGCCAACTAAACCGCCATGCGGCGGCAGCCCACCGCGCCGCCGGCGACCACGCCGCCGCCGCCGCACACGACGCCATGGCCGCTAAGCACGAAGCCACGCACCACCAAATGACGGACGAAGACCCCGCCGACAAAGCCGAGCGCGACCAGCAATCCGAAGGAGACCTTTCCGTGACCGACAAAGAAGAACTAACCGCCCTCCGCGCCGAGAAGGCCAACCGCATCTTGCAGGAGACGATCACCAGCGAACTCAAGACCGCTGGCCTTGATCCAACCAATAAGGCCGCCGTCAGCGACGTCTTCATGGAGGACCTTGTCGCTACGGCCGACGCCAACAAGCGGCAAGCCAAGATCACGGACCGCAAGGCCCTCCTGACCGGAACCGGAACCGAAACCCACCGTCAAGCGGCCTACTCGCCCAGCCCGCTCGTGGAATCGGCCGACGCCAATCTCCAAAACGTGCCGCCAGCGACAGCCCCACTGCCCGACCGCATCCGCCGTTTCGCCAAGTAAGACTGCCGACCTCTGACCGCTGACCTCCGATTCCCCGACCACGAAAGCCAAATCATGAGTTCCAACGCCCGATATGTCCGCGGCGATGTCTGTGCTAAGCCGGTCCTCTGCGACGCCAATTATCCGATCGAAATCGGCGACCTGCTCTTTCGCGAGCCGACGAACGCCCTGGCCCGGCCGGCCAACGCCATGATCGAGCAAGGCAGCGAGACGCTCACGCAGCAGGAATTCCACAATCTGTTCTTGGGCGTCGCGCTGCAGAAGAACGGATTGCAGCCGGGTGAGACGGTGCCATTGCACGGCCCGCTAACGCACCAGCCGGCCAATTGCATCATGGTTGCCACCCAAGGAATCTTCCGCTTCCCGATCCAGGGCAGCGATACGAGCGTCTTCCAGGGGGGCGAATCCATCGGACCGGCCACGGTGACCGACAGCGCCGGAACCCAGTTGCAGAACCAGGTGGTCGAGAAAGTCGCCAACATTCAGAACAGCATCGGCCGCGCCTCGCCCAGCGCCGCGTCGATCAACGCCACCGCCCAGGCCTTTGAAGGCCAGCCGCCTACGCTCACCAACAGCGTCGAAGTCGAAATCCTTTCCACGATCTTCTACGGTGGCGAGGCAGCCCCCGTCGTCGGATCCAGCAGCGGCCCGGCGTAACCTCCGACCTCTGACCTCTGACCTCTGACCTCTGACCTCTGACCTCTGACCTCTGGACAAAACCATGCAAATCGCAGCCAAGCATATCGCCCGCGGACTCCGCACGGAAGGAGTCCAGAACCGCGGCCGGCAGGCCATCCTCAACTCGCGGACTTGGAGCGATTTGCAGGAAGCCCTCGACGCCGGCAGCGCGGGCACGCCCGGCGGCATCGCGCCCAAGGATTTCCGCTTGCGCGACCTCGCCGCGCACACGATCTTCAGCCGCAACGGCGACCCGGTGGGCTACGAATTCGTCGAGGAGTTTTTCGACCCCACGAACCAGTACCTGCAGGAAGGCATGGCGGCCGTCGATGCCTCGGCGTTTGCCGGCATTACCGGCCAATTGCTCATCAACCGCGTCCTGGCCGCGTTCCAGGCCGAAGATTTCGTGTTCAGCAAACTGATCCCGAACCAGCCGACACGTCTCAACGGCGAGCGGATCCCCGGCGTCGCGCTTCCTCGCGACGCGGGCGAAGATTTCGTAGTGGCCGAGGAAATGGACGAACTGCATTACGTCGGCTTCACGGAAGAGTACATCGAGACGCCGGCCACGACGAAGCGCCAAGTCGGCATCGCGATCACCAAGGAGGCGATCTTCTTCGACCGCACCGGTCTGGTCCTCGACCGAGCCAGTTACGTCGGCACACTCCTTGGCCTGCGGAAGGAAAAGAACCTCATCCTGACGGCAATCGGGGCCAACGAGACCTACCAGGAAAAGCGCACCGGCGACTCGGCCGCAGTCTCGCTCCCTACGTACATGGCGGCAGACGACGCCGGCCGCTGGATCAACCACCTCGACGGCAACGGCCTGACGGACTGGACCAACATCAACCTGGCCGAGCAGACGTTCGCCCAAATGGTCGATCCGAACACCGGCGAACCCATCATCCTCCCGGGCCGGCGCGTGCTGATCGCTCCCCAGGTCCAGGCATTGAGCCTGAACCAGTTGATGCAGGCCCAGCAAGTCTGGAAGGCCACCCAGGGCGGCATCACCGCGACGACGCCCCCCGGCGTGGCGACGATCGGCGCGAATCCCTTGATGGACTTGCAGATCACCATGGCCTTGAGCCGGCAGATGCTGAAGCAACTCACCGCCGCTTTCGGCCTGGCCATCACCGACGCCGCCAACTATTGGCTCTACGGCGACCCGGCCGCCTTTGCCTACATGGAGAACTGGCCGATCACTGTCGTCCAGGCCCCGACCAACAGCGAGGCCGAATTCACCCAGGACATTGTCGTGCGGTTCAAGGCCAGCGAACGCGGCGAGGCAGCCATCATCGAACCCCGCCGCATGATCCGCAGCCGCGCCATTTCGACCAGCAGCAGCAGCGGCGCGAGCCTGCCCGTAATCGTGTAAGCCGCGCACCTCACACCTCAAGCTTTGGCGGTAAACATGAGCAACGAAAAAGAGCAAACGGAAGAGCGCATCGACGCGCGGCGCGACCGCAAGAACAGCAATTGGCTGGCCCTGGGGCTGTTTATCGCCACGATCCTCAGCGTCTACGTCGTCGTTCGCGCCAACGGCGAGACGGCCGCCGCCGACCGGCAAAAGACGGCCGACGCCGTAACCGAGCTTCAGCACCAGGTCGCGGCCCACGACGAACATTTCAAGATCACCGACGCCGCGCTTACGCGGATCGAAAAGGACCTGGCCATCATCAAGTATATTCTCGATCCGCACGGCGACGCCGCGCGAGAGATGGCCGCCAAGAAGAAAACCGAATGACAGGCCAGCATGACCGACCTCGCGACCTCGATTACGATGACGTTGACTTTCGCCGCCGGCGCGCTCGCGTGGGACGCTTATCTTGCCGTTCGCGGCCACCTGGCCAGCGGCGGTGACTTTTGCGACGGGTGGCGGGTCATCAACAAATACACCGGCGGCCTCTTCGCGCTAACGCTTCTCGCGCTCTGGTGGCACTGTTTCGGCTATATGCCGCCATCATGGCGAGGGTTTTAGATTTTAAATGCCCAACCCAGGCGGAATAAGCACGGCACCAATCACCTGGCTGGACGCCTCGCTCCTGACCGCGGGCGCGAACATCTATAGCTGGAGCGATTTGAGTAGCACGGCCGACAACATGGTCGCCACCTACAATCCGCCGTACTGCGCCGGATCGTATTTGAATGGCCTCGGTTGCGCGGACTTCTACGGCGGGCAGTGCCTTTATGGGACCGTTCAGCTTTCGTCGATCGGCGACCTGTTCCTCGTCATGAATTATGCCGGGGACCTGCCCAACGATACCAACGGGCCGTCCCTGTGCAGCTTTGATCCCTCTTTCGAATCCGTGACCAATTTCAATGTCCCGACGTGCGTCTATCCGGCTTTCTGGGGCGCGAGCGATGGCGACATCATGGAGCAAATCAGCATGGTCAACGGCACGGCGACGCCCAGCGGGTTTGACCTGACGACGGTCGGAGCCGGCGCATTCCTCGAAGTTGAAGCGTATCTGTCCTACTCGAACATGTACCTCAACCTCGGCCAACGCAATGGGGCATGGTGGAACGGCTACCTAGCGGAGTTGATCCTCTTTGCCGTGAACCTCTCATCGAGCGATCGCACGGCGGTCCGCAATTACCTCGGCCAAAAATGGCTCGGTTGGACGCCGCCGGCCAGCAATCCTGGCACGCCGCCAGCCATCCGCACGGGCGGCAATCTCTCGAACACAGGCATCTACACAGGAGGCAGGCTATGTCACTCACGTTTCCCAAGGTTCCGTTCCCGGGCCCCGGGCCGGCTAATCCTACCATCACGTACGGCGGCAACACGTATACGTTCGATGCGGGGCTGCTCACGCAGCGTGTCGGCGATTGGGTCAACGGCGTCGTAACGGACCGCTGGCGGCTCTACGACTACGAGCATGCCCACCTGATCACCGACCAGGAAGCGGAGCTGCTCGGCATCGCGCCCGAATACCTGGTCGTAACCAGCAACATCCTCGGATTGGCTGAGGCAGACAGCTACCTCGCCGACACCGTGCTTAAGAACCTTGGCTCGGCGATCGTGGCCACCCTCCTGCCCGCGGTCGCCGCTGCGCAACTGAAGCTGTCCGTTGATACCGCCGACCTGGCCGCGGCCAACACGGCGCGGACCAACCTCGCCGCGGACCAGGCCGCCTCGGCTGCGGCCGCCGCCGCATTGGCCGCCAACCCCACGAGCACTTCGCTGCAGGCCGCCGCCACGGCCGCCACCAACAAGGTAACGCAAGACAACGCGCTCATCGCCACCATCCCCGCGCTGCAAACCCTTGTGAGCACAACCGACCCGGCAGCGATTGCCGCGGTCCAGGCCGCCATCACGGCCATTGAAACCCAGTTCGCCTAAGCCTCCGACCTCTGACCTCTGACCTCCGACCTCCTAGCTTCCTCCCATGCCCACCTCAACCGGATTCAGCGGAATCGACGTACGGGCCTCGCTCTTGGGCGGCGCCAGCGCCCTGGTCTGCGCCGCCTCGCTCAAAAACTCCTCCGGAGCGCAGGTCACCTCGGGCACGATCCGTCTGCGCATCTTCAAGGTCATGAGCGACGGCACGTTGCGGCAGTATGACTTTTCGACCAACGCGTTTTTGTCGAGCGCGTCAAGCAGTCCCACCACGGGATACGTGGCGATGACCCAGCGGACGATTGGCGACAGCAGCTTCACGAATACCGGGTTGTGGACGTATGCTTTGACAACGCTTACGGGCTTCACCGTCGGCGGCGTGTATATCTTCGACGTGTCGGACGAGAGCGGAACGCCGACGGCCTTTCCGCCGCAGCAAGAACGCCAGTTTCAGTTCGGCCAGGCCGAGGGCGACGTGGGCGCGGCCCTGTCCCTGAACACCGCCGGCACGCCGGCAATGTGGAGTGTCGCGGGGAGCGACGATATCGAGTCGGCCTCCGACACGCTGAACCTGCTCGCCGAGGTCCTCAGCGGCACGGAGCTGATGGTCATCGTCGGCTTCGGCAACCTGGTCCCTGACGTGACGGGCATTTACGCGGACAACTCGGCCGATCCCGGGGTAGGCGGCAATTTGACCCGGCTGGACGGCGCGTATTACATCAGCGGCGGATACATCATTCGCACCTCGGACAATACGAACCAGTTTCAGTTGCCCTATTTCACGAACAATCAGTCGCAGGTCGCCGCCATCTACGGCGGCGGCACGGGAAGCGGCCTGGCCTTCAGCGTTGCCGCGGCCGGTCAGGCCGGCGGAGTAGCGATCTTGGCGAACAATGGGTCTGTCCAAGTCGACGTTGCCAATGCACTCCTCGGGTATGACGCGCCCACAGTCGGCGACCTGCCAGCCGTCGACGCAATCAGCGGAACGAACTATGCCCGCGTTACGCTGTATGGATTCTTCGGCGCGCTAGTCGCCAACACCTCAAGCGCCTGGACCAAGATCGCCGCGGCCTTCGTCAACTTCTTCAATGCCGCCAGTCCAACAGGCACCATCAATAGCCTGCCGGCAGCCGTCCCCGGCGCGACCGGCGGTGTCGCGATCCAGGCCGCGGGCGGGAGCGTCAAGAGCGACGCCACTGCCGCCCTGACGGCCGCGGCCGGCGGCGCGATCCCAAGCGTCGCGCAGATCGCAGCCGCCTTGCCGACCAATACGACCATCCAAACCGCCGCAGCCGCCGCGCTAACGGCAGCCGGTATCCCAGCCGCCACCGTCGCCGCCGCCATAGTCGCACTGGAAGCTGCCGGGATCCTGCAACAGGTGCCCGGCCAATCCTCCAGCAGCGGGCAAAGCGAAGAACCCTTGCAATTCACCGCCCAGGCGTTGGCCAACGCAAGCGGCGGCACGACAAACAACATCACCAGCGAAACGATCACCATCCAGAGCTAGAGCGCCAGCGCCACTAAAAGCATGCAACTCGTCGTCATCAAAACATGGAAGGTCAACGGTACGCCAACGAACCCGACGAGCGTAACGCTCACATCGCTCGTCGAAGATGACAACTCGGCCGTGATTGCCTCCAACGTCGCGATGACCCAAACCGCGACCGGCGTTTACCAGTACGTCAACGCCAGCGTCAACGGCGGGACGACTTACACGGCCACGATCACCGTCGTTTACAACGGCCAGACGATCACGGAAACCGTCGTCGTGCCGCCCGACGTCAACCCGGCGCAAATCTGCTGGCCGCACGGCTTCACAACGATCCTCAACCAACTCATGAGCCTTGCGGCACAGATAACCCTCAGCCCGAACCCGACATATAGCGTCGAAGGCCACAGCTACCAGAAAGGCGAGTACCTCGAAATACTCGGCCGGCAAATCGAGCAGTTTTCAAAACTCAACGCCCAGGCGAATCCCTTTGAAATCATAACGCGAGGCGACCAATGGGACTAACCCTCGACTTCAGCGCCGATTTCTACACCCTCGACATCCTCGATCCGCTCACACTCCGCATCAGCGGCAGGGCCGACCAGCCGATCCCCGGCGCGATGGACCATCCGCCCGACCTCAAGGACCCCGACCAGGCGGGCGGCCAGGTGGTGGAAGGTGATCGCTTTTGGGTGTGGCCAATCGTCGCCACACCCGCCGCCCCGCCGCTAGGCTCCCTGTTGTTGGAAAGCGACGGCACGACCTGGACGATCCTCAACCTGACCAAGAAGAAAACCCCGCAAGGCGTCTGGACGGCCCACACACGCAACCTCGCAGTCGCCTACGGCCTCAACAACGTCGCCGCAGTTTGGAAGGCAACCTACGCCAAATCGTCCGCAGGCGAAGCCCTAGCGACGTATGCCGCCGTTTTGACGGGGATCCCGGCCCGCTTTCAGCCGCTGGACACGACCGAGCAAATCCTGGAAGACGCCGAATACCCGAAAACGACCTACCACGTCATTCTCGGGACCGACATCTTTTCGCCCAACATTCCCGTTGAGCCGGCATCGGCCGACTACCGACTCGTCGACAACGCAGGCCGCCACTACCGCATCACCAAATACACCCGCGCCGCAAGAATCGATGTCCTTCCGATCGCCCAGTGCGTACTTGTAATTGAAGGCAGCGAAGGAAACGCCATCGACAACCTGGCCAGCAGTAGCGGCAGCGAACCCAAATGGCAAAAGTACGAATCACCCTCACGATCACGCACAAGAGCCGGCGACTAGCCAAAGATCTGGCCCTCGCCGGCCGCGACGGCCTGAATCGCGCCGCGGACCTCCTCGTCGCCGAACTGCAGCGGGTTGTATCGAAGCCCAACCCAAACCGAAAAACCCGAAACGAACACAACGCCCACGCCGGCGAACCGCCGATGACCCGCACCCGCGCGGGACTACGGTCGATCCACCGCACGGCCGCCGGCCGAATTTCCATGCTGGCCTACATGGCCGACCTCGACCTTGGCACCCACCGCATCGAGCCTAGGCCGTGGTACCAAGTCACGATTAAGCGCCTCGCCAGCGAACTCACCAAGACCGCGATGGGAAAGTAATATGGACCTCGGAACCATCGCCGGCGCGGCCAACCTCGAATCGGCGATCAACACGATCTGGGCGAACAACGCCGCGCTCGTCGCCGTCGTCCCGGCTGACGGCCTGATCACCGGCCGCGTACCGCCCAGCCAGAAAATGCCGTACGTCCGCCTTGACCCGCAAGGGGGCCAAGAGGAATACCGCTCCAACGTCAGCGTCTACGCCACGGAGCGGATCGCGTTTCACGTCTGGACCGACACGGTTGACGCCGGCCGCGCGATCGCGCCCGTCATCCGCGACGCCTTCAACTCCAATGAATTTAACTGGACCGTGGGCGCGGTCCTCGACATGAAGTGGGACGGCCCACCCGAAACCCAACAGGTCACCGATCCCGAAATCAAGGCCTGGCAGACCACCGTACACTTTACCCTCAAGACATGGACGCAGCGGCAAGACACCAGCGCCATCACATCCAGCAGCGGAGACTAACACATGCCCGGACCGACACAAGGCATGGGCCAACAGAACGGCGACTGCCATCTCGGCAGCACGCAAATGCTTGAAGTTCTCATGTGGCAATTCGAGCCCGAGCAAAGCCTCGGCGAAGTGGTCACGAATGTCACCGGCGGCTTCAAAGGCCAGGTCATGGGGGCCGTCGGCGGCCGCGGCAACGTCAAACTACTGATTCCGAAGACCGGCTACCAGACGCCGCCGCAATTCGGCACCACGCCCATCCTGAACCTCTATGCGGACGCCGCCAAGCTCCACGGCTACACGCAAATGCCGATCGCGGTGGAAAAGAACAGCGTCAAGATCGACCTCAACTCGCCCGAGGGCATTACCCTCACGTTCAACTTCAGGGCCAACGGACCCTACAACGCCACCGGCGCGTTTGCCGTCCTCGGCGCGTTCAACGACGAATCAACCAGCAGCAGCGGAACGTAATCCCAACAACCAAAAAATGGCAATTGAACTCGAAACGGCCGAGATCGCCATCGACACCGTTGGCGCAGAAGCCGTCCAGCAGACGCTGGACGCGCTAGGCGTGCAGGTCGACGAAGTCAACGCGGCCGCCGGCGTATCGGACGACGCAGCGGCCGAATTCACGCCCGCCGCAAAGCAAGAGGGCTACGCGACCGCTCAGGCCGACGTGAGTCCCAACATCGGCGACCTGCTCGCCGAGCAACGGCGCACGAACGACCTGCTTGAACGCCTGATCGAACTTACCGAGCAACACCAACACAACGCACCGACCTATTGACATGGCACTCCCCAGAAAATACCAGGCTCGATCGACGGTCACCGCGGCGCAGCACAGCCATCTTGTGAACAGCGCCGCCGCCCTCCGCAAACAAAAGATCGAGCTCTTGTCAGCGAAACCGAACCCGGACGGAACCGTGACGGTCACCTTTTGCGGACATGGCCTAGGAAAAAACGCCATGCCAGTCCCGCCGGCGGCCAGCGTCGCCATCGCCGCCGACGGCACAATCAGCGTAACGCCAATCGAGTAAGCAATTATGACCGCACCCTACGGCGTAAAATCCAACAAGGCACGCTACACCTACGACGGCTGGGATGCCGAAATGTCATGGGTCCTCGCCGCGGCCGACGTGCCGGCCTTCATCGCGTCGAACTACCTCGACGAGTACGCCGCATCAACGAACATGGCGGTCGTCGAGATCCTCGACGATCCCTTCATGGACAAGGATGTCGTCGACGACCAGGGCTACAGCCACAGCCGCAAGATCACGGCCCGCTTCAAAATCGTCTATCTCGACGTCCCCTGGCCCACTGACATCACCCGGCCCGACTACGCCAGCGGCACGACGCTCAAACTCCACACCGACTTCGGCGGCCACATGCAGCCGCTGCCGCCCGGCGCGATCGCGCCGCCGGACGGCCCCATGCCAAGCCCCAACACCCGCCAGCACGTTTACGAAGTCCTCAACACCTACCACGTGGAATGGGGGCGCGTGACCGACCTCGATAGCCTCGACTTCAGCGACTATCTCGGCGAAGTCAACTCCGACGATTTTATGGGCGTGCCCGCCGGCCAAATGCTCTGCGCCGGCGCAAGCCACCGGCCTACCACGGTGCTCACACCCGGCGAGCCGTTGGCCTGGACGGTCACGCTCACGTTCAAGCAGAAGTCGATCACGGACGGCTCCGGCACGCACGGCTGGAACGACTGGTACAACCCGGCCACCGAGCAGTACGAAGCCATGGTACTCAGCAGCGGAGACCCGCCCTACGACGACACGACCTTTGGAGGCATTTTTTCATGACCCGCCCGATCCACATACCACCCGCCAGTTCGCCGCTCACCGGCTTGCACAAGGTGCTTGAGACGATCGGCCGCGCGGCGGGCCGCGAAGATTACCCGGCCGCGGGCATGACTGCCCGCGATGGGACCGCGACGGCCGACCCGCCGCGAAACGCGATCGGCCTTTTCAAGCTCACCAGCGGGTTTCTCACGGGGGCCGACGCGAGCCCGACATGGACCAATCGGCCGGCCGATAGTTGGTACGTCGCGCAGGCAACGCGCGTGCAATACTACCCGTCCACCGCCAGCCCGGCGAACACCTGGCAGACGGTCACCGAACACGGCGGAAGCGCGCCGCAATGCGACCTGGCCCAGATATGGGCCCCCGGCGCGCTCCTCCAGAACAGCACGATCGCCCAAAGCGGCGATCGCGTTTGGGCCTACTACGACGAAGGCCCGTGCTGCTGGGTCCTGCTATCAAAGCAACTTCCCTACGCCTTCGGTGCCGCCTACGGCGCAGCCCAGCTCTTTACGGGCGGCGGATTCGTGACGCTGTCCGAGGGCTCGCCGCAGAACATGGCCATCGGCAACGGCACGACGGGCAACTTTGAGATTACGCTCCCGGGCGCCTACCTGGCCATCGGCAGCCTCAGCGTCGGACCAGGCGCAACCGGCTCCGGCACGCTGGACGTGCCGCCCAATGCCCAATTCTGGGGCTCGATCAAACAGAACGGAACAACCGCCTGGGTTCAAGCTGACGGCCATTTCCATTGCGTAACCGACCCCGACAACACGGCGGTACCGTGGAAAATCCCCGCCGGCCTGCTCGAGGAATCGATCACCTTGCCCCCGGGCGCCGGCGCGATCCTGGCCGTCGACATCGACCTCCCCGAGCTACCCACCGCCTACGGCAACATTGCCATGGCCGCAATTATCAACTGTGCCGTCAACGACCAGATCGGCCTTTACGTCGATTCCGACTACAACATCGAGGTTTTTGAGTCATCGCTCGTCCTGGTCTATCTTGGCCCAACCGGAGCATAACCATGCACATCTTCGTACTCGGCTACCCCGGCGCCATGGGCGGGGCCAACACCGAAGCCTGGCACACCGCAAAGCTATGGCGCGCGCACGGCATCGACGTAACCTTTATCCCCACGTGGCTCCCCGACCAGAAGGCAAAGCCCAAGCTCGACGCCATCGGTTGCAGAACGCTGATCGCCGAAAGCCGGGACCACCTGGCCAAAGTGCCCGGCCTGGCCGGCAGCGTAGTCGTGGCCTTTTGCAATAGCCAGGCGATGCTGGAGCGGAAGACGCTCAAGGAGCTCGGCTGCCGCATGGTATGGGTCAACTGCATGACGTTCCTCTTCGACCAGGAGCGTTTTGCCGCCAAGACCTACGGACCGCCCGAGGCCTACGTTTTCCAATCCGAGTACCAGCGCGGTGTACTGGAGCCGCTCCTCATGCCACTCGGATACAACGCTCGACTCGGGCACCTCATCCGCGGCGCTTTCGCTTTCGACGAAATCCCCTACGCCCCGCGGCCCCACCCGCCGCAGCAGGACTTTTGGATCGGACGCCTGGCCCGCCCCGACCTCGACAAATGGAGCTCCACTCACTGGAAGATTCTCGGCCAGGTCCCCTACCCGGCCCGCCGCGGCCTGGCGATGGGATGGAACGACGCCCTCGACCGCAAATGCGGACCGCGGCCGGCATGGGCCGAGACCCTCGCCCCGCAGCAGATTGCGGCCCCCGACTTCCTCGGCCGTTGCCACGCCATGCTGGGCCTAAACGGCGGCGCGCGGGAGAACTGGCCCCGCATCGGCCTGGAGGCCATGGCCGCCGGCGTGCCGCTGGTTTGCCAGAACGAATGGGGCTGGAAGGAAATGATCCAAGACGGCCTAACCGGCTTTCTCACCAACACCGACGAGGAAATGGCCTACCGCCTGGCCCAGCTCACCTACGACGAAGACCTCCGGCGAACGATCATCGAGCGCGCCGCGGCGGCCGTCAAAGACCTGGCCTGCCCCGAGCGGATCGGTGCGCAGTGGACCCGCCTCTTTAAATCGCTAGGAGCCTGAAACGATGACCTGCACGCAATGCAACGGGAACGGCCGAGTATTTTTCGGCGGACTCGGCCGCAAAAGCCACGTCGGACCTTGCCCGCAATGCGCTGCGCCCCCGATCCACGTCCTCACGCCCTTCTCGCGCCTGCCGATGCTCCCCAAGTTGCAAGCCGTATTGGAACCGCAGCAAGTCACCTGGCACCTGATTTGCCACTTCCCGGTCGAGTCACCAGCCCCATGGATTCACGCCCACCAATGCGGCCCGTGCCCGACCGTGGGCTACGATATTTGCTACTGGAAACTGAACTGGTTCCTGCGGAAGCAAGAGCTCGACCCGGCCGCACGTTACGGGGTGATTTGCGATGACGATGCTTGCCAGCCTGACTATTTCGACCAGATACGGGCGGCCGGCGACGTGCCGGTCGTGATCACCTCCCGCGACTTCGGCCGCGGGCACGGCGGCTTTCTCGCCGACAAGAAGAACATGAAACCGGGCAGCGTCGGATTTCAATTCTGGGTAATGGGCCATATCCTCGCCAAGCTGGCCTTCGCCAACAGCCGCGCCGGGGACGGCATCATGGCCACCCAACTGGCCCACAATTACCCGACGACTTACCTGCCGAGAGCGGCAGGGTGGTACAACGCCCTCTCCAACGGCCGCGAGTTCCCCGGCAATTGCCTGTAACGCTAACTGGAAAGGGCACTATGGCAATCGCAATAAGGAGCGGAGATTGCTTTCAAGGACAGACATTTCCGCAGCAGACAATCTGCCAATGACTCGCTCAACACGTCGCTGGTCAATTACCCGAATTTGACTTGTGAGTGCCACCGATGGAGATCGGAGGCCGTTCGCATCAGTTGGTTCAACGATGAACGACCCATTAAATTTCTGTGCGGCAAGATTCGTGGTAAACGGAACGATTATCGCTGTCGACGACTTCGCTAGAGACGGGGTGTCTTGGACAACAACAGCGGGTCGATACCCGAACTGCTCCCTGCCGGCCGATCCCGCCGGACGCGGAATGTCAACACGAACGATGTCTCCTCGCCGCATCAGTTAAACATCTCCGGCAGTCATATATCGAGGCCGGGCCATGCCTCATCACTCGCAGCATCCCACGCTGCCAACTCGTCTTGCAAACGCAGTTCATCCGACTGAACGGCTTGCCTTACAGGAAACATTAGGGATGAATCTTCATCCCCCGCGAACAGGCTGTACCCGACCCGTTCTCGCTTGCACTCGAATGGTGGCGTGAAAACATCATCCTTACCGACCACAATGACTCCGAGTTCTTCAGTACGGTGACGCATTTCTTTATTCTCCAATTTCGGCCGTCAGCGTTGACAGCAGGTCATTTTTCACAAACGATTTGACTTTATCAAGCCGGCCAACGGCGGCATCCGTGGCGTTCTTATCCCAAGGTGCCCCCACCGGCCATTGACCGCTAACCTCCACGAAGAGTTTTGACGAATCGGCAGCGAACGACTCCACCTTCACCTCTGCTTGCCAGTCAGCCGACGCAACCGTTTTCGCCTTCTTGCGCTTGCTGGGTTGCTGTTCCTTCAACTCAAAAGCTGGCAGAACCAACCGCAACCCCAAAAGATGAATGGGACGCTTGAGCGGTCCTAATCTCCGATGATCCATGTGCATGATATGGGTCGTCAGAAAATCCCTGGAATCGCCGTCTATATCCAATGTAGCCGCGGCTTTTGCGGCACTTCCCAAAACCAGCCTTGACGGGTTGCGCTCCCGAAATTGCTCCAGAATTATCGGGCAGCGTACCTCAAACCATTCAAGGGGGCTGGATTTCGGAGTTTTCGCGTCAAACTGAATTCCTTGCTCCTGAACGACGATCCGAAACTCTCCGCCATCGCCGAAAGGTTGCACGATCTGCCAAGCGTTGTCCTCGATTTTTGCTCCTCGCGGATCAATAAACTCTGACAACTTGGACACGAGATCCCATCCATCTTGCCGACCCAGCTTCACCGGCGGATGAAATTGTATCCCAATAAAATAGGCAATGAACTCAAGGTTCGCTTCTGGCAAAGGGCGGTTGGATGGTTCGCGGCCAGCGCTGCTCAT